CGTTCCTTTTCTAACCCACAAAACACCTCGATCGCTCACTTCCAGACTGGATCGCTTTGATTAATTTACAAACCGGAGAGATCATGACTGATCCGACCTATTCAGGATTAGGAGGTGTGCAAACTCCACGAATTCATTCAAAACTGACCGATTTACCTTCAAAAGGTCAAGAGATGATCGACTTTGCAACTGAACTTGGGATCAACTTGATGGAATGGCAGCGGTTTGTCTGCATACATGGTCACAAAGTTAGACCAGATGGCAGGTGGGCTCATTCAGAGCTTGGGCTAATTATGGCTAGGCAGCAAGGCAAGTCCACGCTGATGATGCTTCGGATCTTGACCGGCATGTTTGTATGGGGTGAGGGATTACAACTTGCATCAGCTCATAGACTTACAACCTCACTTGAAACTTTTAGACAAATTGTTGGCTTAATTGAAACTAATCCAAAACTTGAAAAAGAAGTAAAGAAAATTCGATGGCAACATGGTGCTGAGGAAATTGAATTGTTTGGCAATAGGAGATTTGTTGTAAAGGCTGCTAACAATGCAGCAAGAGGTTTAAGCAAACCCGAAACAATCCATCTTGATGAGTTAAGAGAATATAAGGATGAGGATGCTTGGTCATCAATGCGATATTCCATGATGGCTGCTAGGAATCCGCAGGTTTGGGTTTATTCATCAGCCGGAGATCAGCATTCCGTAATTCTAAACAAATTGCGTGAGAGGGCATTGGCGTCAGCCACGACCGATGACCCGATAGGTTGGTTTGAGTGGAGTGCAGAACCAGATGCTCCGATCTTACTTCCGTCAGGTGAGATCAATTGGAGTGCATTTGCTCAAGCCAACCCATCATTAGGAATTACAATTCATCCTGATAATTTAAAAGCTGTAATTAACGATCCACCAGATATTGTGCGAACTGAAGTTTTAGCGCAATGGGTAGATACGATTAATTCAGCAATTGATGCACAAAAGTGGGGATTATGTCAGACTGACCCAATACCATTAGATCCAGAAAAACCTACTTGGTTTGGTTTAGATTTATCACCAGATCGTAAATTTGGCGCATTAGTTGCTACTCAGAAATTACCAGGAGAAAAGTTTAATTTAGTTTTATTGCATACATGGTCAAATGATTATTCAATTAATGATTTAGCGGTTGCAAATGATATTGCACCTTATGTAAGAAAATATAATGTTCAGACTGTCGCTTATTCCAAAAGGACTGCACAAGCCGTCGCAAGTCGGTTAGTTCCTGCTGGAATTCCCATTACAGATATGGATGGGGCGATATATGCTGAAAGTTGTGATAGGTGGCTTGGGGCGATCAATAGCCATCGATTACAACATGGTGGGCAGGATGAACTGACCCAACAAACGCTTTCCGCTGCGAAACTGCCCTATGGGGATGGGTCATGGATCATCGGAAGGCGTGCTAGTCGAGTGGCAGTTTGTGCAGCTGTCGCTTCGGCGTTAGCAACTTATTTTGCGACACAAGCAGAAACGGAAATTGATATACAAGTCGGATAATTTGTATTTATGGTATATTATGTGCTAATGGGAATTTTCGATCGATTTATCACAAATACCGCAATTACTCCAACAGTCGATGTAGCTGCCGCTAATACACCTTACAATTTACAATCAGCAGTTGGTGGATTATTCTATGGAGCACAAACAGCAACCAGAGAACAAGCAATGTCTGTTCCATCTGTTGCAAGAGCAAGAAATATTATTTGCTCAACAATTGGATCGCTTCCTTTAGAAACTTACAATCATTTTACAAAAGAACATTTAGATCCAAATAGAGTAATTATGCAACCAGATCCAAGAGTTGCTGGATCAGCAATCTATGCATGGATCGCTGAGGATTTGTTATTTCATGGCGTTGCTTATGGACAAGTTTTAGATTCTTATGCTGCATCCGATAACAGTCGGGTAAGAGCTTGGACAAGAGTTGCACCAGATCGAGTTACATACAACCTTAATGCAAATCAAACTGAAATTACCTCATACATGGTTGATGGTATGCATGTTCCAGCATCAGGTATTGGATCTTTAATTGTATTTAGCGGATTAGATGAAGGTGTATTAAATCGAGCAGGTCGCACAATCAGAGCTGCACAAGAATTGGAAAAGGCTGCCGAACTATATGCAAAAGAGCCAGTTCCAACAATGGTATTAAAATCAAATGGCACAAACCTCACTCCAGAGCGAATTACAAAACTTCTCGAATCATGGAAGGTTGCAAGAAACACCAGAGCAACTGCATTTTTGAATGCTGATGTTGAATTAAACGCTTTAGGGTTTGATCCGCAAAAATTACAGTTAAATGAAGCACGGCAATACCTAGCAACTGAAATTGCAAGAGCTGTTGGGATCCCAGCATCATTCTTATCTGCTGAAACTACTAGCATGACTTATAGCACGACTGTGATGGAAAGAAAAGCCCTTATTGATTTTAGTTTGAGAAATATCATTACACCAATTGAGCAAAGATTATCTGCTGCTGACTTTGTGCCAAATGGCGTTGAAGTCCGATTTGACATTGATGATTTCTTGAGAGGCTCAGCATTAGAGCGTGCTCAAGTTTACGAAATACTAAACCGCATCGGCGCAATGAGTGTCGAACAAATCCAAGAGGAAGAGGACTTAATCCGATGAAGATTAATTTCCCAATTACAATAACCGCTGCTGATACAAACAAGCGAACAATCTCAGGAACTATTGTTTCTTGGAATGAGGCTGGAAATACATCAGCCGGCAGAACAGTATTTGCAAAGGACAGCATTGATTTTTCAAAGCCTGTCAAATTGCTATTAGAGCATGACAAAACTCGCCCATTGGGTAAGTTAATTGACATTACTGCAAACGATCAAGGTTTAGAAGGCACATTTAAGTTAGCAAAGACTTTTGCAGCTGATGATGCACTTGAGGAAGCAGCCACAGGCTTGCGTGATGGATTCTCCGTTGGTGTCATGGTAGATGCATGGGATAACAAAGACGGAGCAATGGTTATCTCAAAAAGTTCTTTACAAGAGGTCAGTTTGGTGTCTGATCCGGCAATTGCTTCAGCAAAAGTTGAATCCGTAGTTGCAACAAATACACCAGAGAATTCCGAAGCAACCGCTGAGGATCAAACAACACAGGAGGACAAAGTGTCAGATGTTAAATCTGAGGCTCCTATCGCAACCGAAGCGGTAGAAGCTGCAAAGTCTGAGCCTGTGGCAGTAGTAGCAGCACAATCTGTTGCATACACAAAGCCACGCTCACCAATTATCAACAAAGCAACATACCTAGAGCATTCAGTTCGTGCTGCCCTAGGAAACGATGAGAGCCGTCAGTATGTAATGGCTGCTGATACAACCAGCAACAACTCTGGCTTGATTCCAACACCACAATCAGCAGAAGTTATCAATGGCATTTCAAATGCAGATCGTGGATCAATCGATGCAATTTCTCGTGGCGTATTGCCAGCATCAGGCATGACTTTTGAGATTCCAAAGATTACAACTGCTCCAACAGTTGCTGAGGAAGCGGAAGCAGCAACAATTGATTCAACCGACATGGCATCATCTTTCGTAACAGTAAATGTTAAGAAATTTGCTGGCGGTCAGACATTCTCAGTTGAGTTGCTAGATCGTTCATCACCAGCATTCTTTGATGAGTTAGTTCGTCAAATGGAATTTGCTTATGCAAAAGAAACAGATAAGTTTGTTGCCAACGGCATCATTTCATCTGGTTTAATTGCAACAACAGCACAGGACAACACAGCAGCAGGACTTCTTGCTTATGCTGCACAAGCTGCTCAATTAGTTTATTCAAACTCATTGGGATTTGCTCGCAACATCGTGGTATCTCCAGAACAATGGGGTAACATCATGGGTTATAACGATTCCGGTCGCCCAATCTACAATGCTTCAAATCCACAAAACGCAGGTGGAGCAGTAGGACCTCAATCACTTCGTGGAAATGTTGCTGGACTTGATCTTTATGTATCTCGTTCACTATCAGCATTGACATACACAACTGGCGATGGATCAATGTTTGTAATCAACCCAGAGTCATACACATGGTATGAGAGCCCACGCTTACAACTTCGTTCAGATGTAACAGCAACTGGTCAAGTATCTGTTGCTTACTATGGCTATGGCGCACTTGCAGTCAAGATCGCCAACGGATCAGTTCACTTCAACAAGAACTAATTTAGCCCAACTTAATGCCTAGGGTTGCTCCCGATCCTAGGCAGCTAATAATGGGAGACCTAAAGGAGATGACATGCCAAGCATAATTACAGCCTCACAGCTTAGAAGTGTGCTCGGCGTGTCATCTGCCTTGTATGACGATACTTATTTAAACCAAATTATTGACACAGCAGAAACTGTTATTCTGCCAATGCTTGTTACATTTAAAGCACCAATTCAAGCAACCTCATTGTCAGACAATGTTGCTACATTTACTACACTAGGAATTCATGAATTTACCGAAGGACAATCAGTTGTCATCACAGGATGCGGAAGCCCATACAACGGCACAAGAACTGTCTTGGCAGACAATCTTGGACAATATACCTTTTCAGCATCGATCACTAACGCCGATATACTCGAGGCTAATGTCATCCCATCCGGAGTTGCTACCCTTTCTGGCGCATCAACTTATGTTGGAAACGCAG